GGCGCCCCGGCAGGGGTGCGGCTCGAGATCTACTCCGAGGAGGCCCCATGCGCCCGGTCACCAGCTCGACGCCGGTAGAGCTGCTCAGCGCCCGCGACCGCAACCTGCTTCTGGGGTGCGACAGCCTGCCCCTCGGGCAAGCCTGGCCGGCAGAAGGGGTTTACGTTAAAAGGTCGACCAGCTTTTTCGGGCCGGATCTGACCTGTGCTGCGCAGGCATGTGGCCGCCCCAACGGCGGCGAGTTGTGCCTGCGCATATCTAGGCTGACCGGAGACTCGATTAGCGACCTGATCCAATGGGCCCAGTTCAACGACCCAGGCCTTAACAAGTGGAAAAAGCTATGGAAGGTGGTGCAAGCCCTGCACGGGTGGTCGAGGCTGCAACCCCGCAGCCTGGCCGACTGGCGAAGGCTGTGGGGCTGCGGGTAGCCCGGTGCTCGCCCTGGCGCGCCAACAAAGGGCCTTGACCCCTTTGGGCCCGTGGCTATGCTAGGTGGGACATGAGGGCACATCATGAAAGCAGCGAGGAAGAAATGGAGTAGGGTTCGCGAGCGCACGTGCTTCTGTCGCTCGCGTGCGTATAGGTTGGAGCACGAGGCCCAGTGCCAGCGGCGCGAGGCCATTGCCCGGGCGCAAGAGTTGCTGTTCGACGAAGGTACCCGGCCCGATCGCTGGGATGCCGGTCTGGTGTTGCAGCTGCCGGCCTTTCGGCGGTTGACACTGGTGGCCGCGAATATGTAAGCTCAAGCCTTCTTGCGGTTCCATGTGGGGGTGCCCCCTTCGGTTGGTCGCCGAAGGGGGCCTTTTCTTGTCCGGGCCTAAAAAGGCCACCGCGCCGTTGACGGCAGCCCCGATCGGCTGGCACCATGGCCTTATGCGAATGCTGAAAGCCCTGCGCGTGACCATGCGGATCCCGAAGCAACAACTGGCCGACACAGCAGGGGTTAGCCTGCGGGAGGTGACCCGGGCCGAAACCGACGGCTATGTCCCCGGGCAAGACACCCTACTCAAGCTCGACCAGGCCTTCGCCAGCATCCAGGCCAAGCGCCTGCAGGAGTCGCGCCTCGGTGCCCCAATGCGCGCCCCGGCTATGGGAGGCGGCGTGATGGCTGCCAAGGCCAAGGCCAAGCCCAAAGCCAAAGCCCCCGCGGCCCAGGCCCCCGGCCTATCGAAGAACCCGTCACGGAAGAGCGGTATGGGAAGTCAGGCCAGACTCTGTCAGCGGATGCCTGCGGACGGCGCGCGGTGGCTCTAGCAAGCAAGCCGTGGTTGAGACTGGACACGGTGAGATCAGGGCACGATGGATGAGAGCCAACGAATACGCACGCCTTCAAGGTGCCCCGGATTTCCGTATTGAAGATGTCTCCGAGAATGCGGCGATCTTTGGATTTGGGGATGCTGTGTGCGTCCCCGCTGTCGCATGGGTTGCAAGAACGTACTTGCTTCCATGCCTATCCGGTTGACAACCACAAGTGAATTGAGAGGAAAACTATGAAACCTGGAGAACCTGGATACAGAGGCCCGGAAACAGAAGACGAGTTTTTGGCCGAAGTAGAAGCATTACCAGCACCGCTTGTGCTCGAATCAGTGGAGTATGGATGGTCGTTAGAAGGATACTGGTACGTGCGAATTAAAACTGGTGCCGATGGTCCGCACGGTACGCGCATTGTTTGTGCAAGCCGAACACAAGCACGAGAAATTGCAGAGACAATTCGTCCTCTTGCATCCAAATGGTCGTCAAACGGATAGGCATGCTTGCTTCCACTACTGAAAGAAAAGTTCCCTCCTAAACGTAGGCGTGTTACTACCAAGACATGTCCCGCGGGGATGTCCCTGACGCGAGCGGTGAACAGGACGAGGAGTCAGATTAGGCCAAGGGAAGTTTTTGGGCTTGCGCGCTATCCTACCTCATGAGGGAGTCAAGTATATAATTCCCTCGCCAAATAAAGCCGCTTTTACGGCTTACTTATGGCAGCGCAGCAGACCCAGGATCGCCAGCCCGCCCAGCACGAACGCCACCGGGCACCCCGCAATCGCCACCCACATCCACACCAGCGCCCGGTGTGTGCGCTCCAGCGCTTTGTTCGTGTTCTCCGTTTGCGCGTCGAGTAGCAGCCCCAGCTGATACAGCGGCCCCCCGGGAGATATGCACCCCAGTCGGCACCGCTTGATCGCTGCGTTGAGCTGCGCGCGCAGGGTGGCTGCACTGACGGCAGTGGGGTCGTCGTCGCCGGGGCCGAAGCTGCTGGCCGCCATGCCCTGGAGTCTATTGCGATTTTTGTTCAGTTGCTGGTCATAAATGCCCAGCCCTGCGCAGTAACCGCCCGGTGGCCTACACAGCCCGACTTAGGCCACCCGCAGGCCACCGCCCGGTCACCGCGGGTGAAGGCCTGGAAGAGCGGTGTTGGCGCTTAGGCGCCCCCAAAGACCTCGCAGGGGCTTGTGCCGGCCATGTTAGCAGTGTAAGCTAACAAAATGGAGGACATAGACGCCAACATGACATCCGAAATCACGCTCGGCCAGAAGATACGAGAGTTGAGGGAGACAAGGGGCATGTCCCTGAGAGAGCTTGCGACTAAAGCGAATGTTTCTGCTCCGTTTTTGAGCGACCTGGAGCATGGTCGTCGCGGTACTGGTAAGCTCGACCAAATCGCAAAAGCACTCGGAGTTCCCGCGGCTGAGCTCGAGAATCTCAAAGGCACCGTGAGTCCCGAGATGAAGCGCTGGCTCCAAGATAACCCGTCGATGGTTCGGTTGCTTGCCGAGATTCGCGCATCGGGCAAGACAGCTGCGGAGCTGAAGGCCGCACTTTCCAAGTCGCCTCGCAAGTAGGGTAAACGACCGGTCATGGCGGTGTGGTAGCCGGCAGGTCGCGATCGGATCCCCTCCAGTGGTGCCTCCAGCTACGCCACAGCGTGGCGATTTGCGCCCCTAACGTAAGCCACCTCACATTCCCCCGCCCGCGCTGCCACCGTCGGGCCAGGGCGATTTATCTTGACAGCTGCGCCCAGCCCCGCCCCTTAATCTCTCTCGCACTGCCCTGCGAAGCCCGGATCTGCCCTCGGATCCCGCACCTGACAGGGCAAAACGAGAGGCGCTCGCAACCTCGGTCGGCAAGAGCGCAAGATCGCTCGACAATTCGCAGCTGCTCGACTGTGGGCGCAGAACTACATGTGTAGTCCCTAGGGGCTGGTGATACATGGGAAGGGCAAGGGCAATGCAAGCGCTCGGGCTTCTTCGCAGCATGGTAGGCATAACTCAGGCTGAGTTGGCGCGACGCGCGGGCGTGCACCGGATCACGCTGAACCGGGCCGAGCATGGGGTGCTGAAGGTGTCTCGCTCCATGTGGGAGCGGATCGACGGTGTGCTGGCGCGAATGGTGCTGGACCGGATCACGCAGCACCTGAAGCAGCAGGCCACGGATCCCGAAGTGATCGAAGCGCTGGAGCAGTCACGAAGGGAGCTGGCCGAGAGGGAGGCGATCGAGAGGACTCTCGAGAATGGCTGACCAGCAGCAGGCGCCAGCAAAGGGCGCGGCACCAGCAGCCCCACGGCCCCGCAAGAAGCCCGGGCCCAAGCCAGGCCGAACGCGCGGGCAGCGCAGCGACAGAAGCGACAGCGACACCGACTTCGGGCTGGACATAGAAGTGGCGCTGAGCCGGCAGCTGATGCGGGTGAACGGCAAGCGCGCTGCAGGCCTGGAGATCATCGCGCGCAGCCTGGACGAGGACGTCGAGACCCGATACAGGTCGACCATGCGCCAGGTCAGGTTCCTGTGCCGGGCGGACGTGGTGCGCGGGCCCAACGGCGCGCCGCTTACCGACAACGGGAAGAAGGTCACCCTGACCATTCTCGAGCAGGTGATTCACGCCATGGCCAGGGCTGCCATCAACAGCAAGCACCCGCAGCAGAAGGAAATGGCCGAGTTGCTGATGCAGTATGCCGTCGGCATCCCGGTCAAGAACCTGCAGTTCACCGGCCCGCAGGGCGGCCCGCTGCAGACCCACACGACCCATGAAGTCGCACCCGTGATCATGAGCGACGAGGAGAAGGCCAGCCGCATTCTGGCTTCGGTACGAATGGCGCAGGAGGTAGCACAGCGCACCCAGGGCCAGCGAGCCATCAGCGGGGTCGAGGTGCGCGCGCCCACGCTGCCCGGTAGCCCGGCGCAAAGCGGAGTCGTGATCGAGGCGCAGGCCTCGAACAGCCCCGTGCCCACAGCGGCCGGCCCGACGCCTCCGCCCGTGGCCCCGCCCCGCGGCCCGATGGGTATGGCGGGTTCCCTGCCCGGGAACCTGGTGGCCCCCAGCGTGGCCGGCCCGATAGGGGTGAAGCGCCCGTGACGGCCCTGTCGCAACGCCAGTTGCTGGATGAGGGCTACGAACACTATGAGAGCACCGCCATCCAGCTAGCGCGCGAGAACATCACGGCCTTCTGTCACTACGTGATGCGCGACGAATACACGGGCAAGCCGATCGACCTGGCCTACTTCCAGGAAGAGTGGCACTACCTGGCCGACACCTACGACCGCCTTGTGATCTGGGCCTTCGCCAACAGTGGCAAGACGCAAAACCTAACCGTGGCCCGCACCCTGTTCCGCCTGGGCCAGAACCCGTCCTTGCGGTTCGCCATCGTGTGCGCCAGCAGCGGCCCGGCCGTCAAGATCATGAGCGCGATCTCGCAGTACATCGAAAGCTCGCGCGAGCTGGGCCAGGTGTTTCCCCACCTGCGGCCCGACGCTAGGAATCCCTGGAACACCGAGCAGATCACGGTCAAGCGCCCGTATATCTCCAGCTGGCCGAGCGTTGCCGTGGGCGCCGTGGGAGTTAATATCCAAGGCGTTCGTATCGACGAGGCCATTCTGGACGACGTGGTGAACCGGGAGAACACCCACTCGCCCTACCGCCGGGCCGAGCTGCTGGACTGGTACCTGAAGAGCATACCCGGCCGCATCAACCCCGAGACCGGGCGGATCCTGCTCCTGGGCAACGCCTTTCACCCCGAGGACCTTCTGCATACGGTCGTCAAGAGCAGCCGATGGCATGGGTTCAAGTACCCAATACTCAACCCGGACGAAACGCCCCGCTGGCCCGAGCGCTGGCCCCTGCAGGCTATCGAGAATCGCAAGGCCGAGCTGATCCTGCCCAGCGAGATCGCGAGCCAGCTGTTTTGCGAGTGCCGGGACGACAGCAGCAGTCGGTTCAAGCGGTCGTGGATTGACGACTGCATGCGGCGCGGCCTAGGCCAGAACGGCCAGGGCTCGCGGCCGGTCTATGCGCTCAAGGCCGTTCCTTGGGGGTGCAAGGTCTACTGCGGCGTCGACCTGGGTGTGGGGCGCGGCCAGGACAACGACCTGACCGTGTTCTTCGTGCTGCTGGTGCACCCAAACGGCGACCGCGAGGTGCTGTGGGTCGAGAGCGGGCGGTGGCTGGCGGCCGAGATCATGGCCAAGGTCATCGAGTACTCGTACCGCTTTCAGTGCATCTTCGTGGTCGAGAACAACGCCGCGCAGGACTACCTCGTGCAGCTGCTACACGCGGGCACCGCGATCCCGATCGTGCCCTACACCACCGGCCGCAACAAAGCCGACCCCACGTTCGGGTTCGAGGCCATGGCCGCCGAGTTCGCCGCCTGCAAGTGGATCATCCCCAACATGGGCGGCAGCATGGAGCCCGAGATCGAGGCCTGGGTGAGCGAGCTGCTGGGCTACCGGCCCAAGCCCGCGCACACCGGCGACCGGGCGATGGCGAGCTGGCTCGCCAAAGAAGGCGAGCGCCTGGGCCAGGTCGACAAGCCCCCGCCCGCAATTGGGGCCGTGACACTCAACCTCCTGAATTGGTAGGATGCATCATGGGAAACGGAATCCTTCGAGATCTAGGCGCAGGCCGCAAGGTGGTGGACACGGTGGCCGACCAGCAGCTGGTTAACGAGGGGATCAAGCGCCTTGGCATGTCCAGGCGGCAGATCGAGCTGAATCGATACTGGGCTTATGCCCGGTGCCAGCAGCACGACGACTGCTCGGTCGACTGGGACGGTAGCCAGCACGCCGACGCAGCCACGCGCGCTTCGATCGTGGCCGCGCCCAGCCTGCCCGGCGGCTACGTCGACATTGGCATGAACACCACGCCGGTCGCGGGCAAGCTGCCGCTGCGCTACCGCCGGCCGAGTGTGCCCTGCCACCTGGGCCACACGATCGTGAGCCGGTTCACGTCGCTGCTGTTCTCCGAGGCGCAGGCCCCGATCTGGAAGGTAGCCGGCGACCGCGACACCGAGGACTGGGTGCAGGCCGTCTCGAAGACCTACGGCCTGTGGGCGAAGATGGTGGAGGTTCGCAACAAAGGCGGTGGCATGGGCACCGCGATCTTCGGCTTCAAGGTCATTGCCGGCCGCGTGGTGTTCGAGTGCTTCGACGCGCGCTGGTGCACGGTCGAGCAGGACCCCGCCGACCCTACGTCGCTGATCTCGCTGGACGAGCGCTTCTACTACCCGCGGGAAGAGCAGAACAAAGAAACGGGCGCCTGGGAGGACGTGTATTACTGGCACCGCCGCCGCATCGACCGTGAAACGGACATCCTGTGGAAGCCGCTACCCGTGGGCGACGGCATGACCGAGCCCAAGTGGGACGACCCGGCCACCGTGCAAGAGAGCAAGAAACACGGCTTTGGCTTCGTGCCCGTGCAGCTGGTGCAGAACCTGCCCGTGGGCGACGACCTGGACGGCGACCCCGACTG